TTAGAAGAAAAACTATGTATATGAGCATTATGAGAAAAGCAAAAACTGTTGAAGGTGCTAATTCTATTGCAAAATATGATAATGATCTAAATATTCAATGGTGTCAAGATGGTAACATTATTAATCCAGGAGTTCCTATAGCCAAATTAAAAAGCACTATAAATTATAAAACTTTACTAGATATTTCTAAAGGTAAGCGACAGGCAAATCCTGTATTAAATGGTTCAACTGCATCAAAGTTTAATATTTTTACTGGTAATTTTGCTATGGTTCATGGAAATCAACCATACCCTCTCATTGTACCTTTTCGCTGGGACAGCAGCACACAAAATACAAACGTGCCATATTTTTATCCTTCCGGTTCTAGTGGTGCATCTCCGCTTCCAAGAGCAAATACTATTCGTTTTCCAAATAATGGTCAAAGCACAAATCCCATGGATGCAAGTTGGAATGAAACAATGTATCCCGGATGGTGGTTTGATCCTTATGGTATTCTTACTGAAGCAAATTGTATACAAACTGAAGCTACTAATCTAGGGATTAAACTTGTAAATCAAGTAGAAATTATTTATAGATGGTCACATGCATATTGGAGATCAGTTGCCGGTCAATCTATGTCAGGATTTGCATTTCCTGAAAGCATTACATTTTCTACTCAACCAACTAATTTTGTCGATGATTTAACACTTAAATATGGTCCATTACCAAGATATGATGCAGGATTAGGAGATGATTATGATGGCCTAATTGTTAGTGATATTGGTGACAAATTAGCAAACCAAATTAATGCACAACAAGCATTTCAATTAAATGAATGGTGTCAACAACAAGGCACGACTGCAGTATCTAATCATCTACTTTAAATCATGGATTAATTGATTATAAAATTGATTAAGGTTATAATTCTAATAAAATATTATTAGACCTATGACATTCTCCCCTGAACAACAAAAAGCATATGATTCATTTCTTGAAGGTAAAAATATATTTATAACTGGTCCTGGTGGATCTGGTAAATCACATTTAATAAAACAAATAGTTGAACATTGCAAACAATATAGTCGTCGAGTTCAAGTGTGTGCACTTACAGGATGTGCATGTGTACTACTACAATGTAATGCAAAAACTGTTCATTCATGGGGCGGTATTGGATTAGCTAATGGAGATATAAAAAATATAGTAAAACGTGTTACAAAAAATAGACACAAAAGAAAATCTTGGCTTGATACAGATATACTTATAATTGATGAAATAAGTATGATGTCGAAAAAATTATTTAATATTCTTGATTTAATTGGCAGAATTGTTAGAAATAAAAGAGAAACCCCTTTTGGAGGGTTACAATTAATATTCTCTGGAGACTTTTATCAACTGCCTCCTGTAGGAAATGAAGATGAAGAAGATACTTCTTCATTCTGCTTTGAAAGTGAAGGTTGGGATAATGCAATAGATGAGATAATTGAACTAAAAACAATCTTTCGACAAGATGATGCAGATTATAAAAAAATATTGAATTATATTCGAGTGGGAAAAATAACAAAAAGTTGTATTAAACTTTTGCAAGATCGTGTAGGATTGCAGCCAGATGATATTATAAAACCAACAATAATGTATCCTAAGAGATATCAGGCGGATATTTTAAATACAAAAATGTATAATTCATTGCCGGAATCACAAGAGTATACGTATCAAGTTAAAGTAGATATAGATAAGACACATTCAACACAAGATGGAGATCCTGATATCATTGCAAATAATTTACGTAGTTCAATTATGGCAGATGATACAATTACCTTAAAAGTAGGAACACAAGTTATGTGCATTGCAAATCTAGATCAAGAAACAGAAGGTTCACAAATAGTTAATGGTAGCCAAGGTATAATAACAGGATTTCAAAATGATCTACCTATAGTACGTTTTAGAAATGGAATTGAAAAAGTAATAGGCCGACATGCCTGGAAACCTGAAGGAATAGAAACAATTTCACTAACACAACTGCCTTTAATATATGCGTGGGCTATAACTATTCATAAAGCCCAAGGTATAACACTTGAAATAGCAGAAATTGATGTTGGGTCACATATATTTGAGTGTGGTCAAACATATGTAGCACTTTCCAGAGTAAAATCGCTATCTGGTTTGTATTTATCATCATTTAATCATTCACGTATAAAAGTAAATGGAAAAGTAAAAGCATTTTATCAACAATTTAATCATACATCTTCTCAAAAACAATAGACATAGACCAGTCCATATTATTTAAATCAATAATTCTGCCATATTCATCTAATAACCGACATCTCAGGCGCGAAATATCTACTGGCCCAAAATATTCTCTTGTCCTATTTAACTGATTTGATAATCCAACGTCACTTGCACATTTATAAACACCTACATCATCTAATGTATTAGATAAGTTAATTCTAGTCATTACATTTTCATCTAAAGTACTTTCTGCAAATGCAGCAATAAAATTACTTCCAGAACTTTTTAATCCATCATCAATAGATAAAAACATATAACGAGGGCCGCAAGGTAAACATATTCCTTCACTTATACATGTTCTTTCTATATCACATTTATAATTACCTGCTCTGTAACCTAATTGCCATCCTAAAAATAATTGTATATTTTCATCTAGTACAATGCTACCTCCTGATGAAGTAACAAAATGTACGATAAATCCTGTTTGTGCAAATGCGCCCTGTTCTTGGCTGCTAATATTCGAATTGAAAAGCGTATTAATTGCATTCATAACATCACTTCCACTAGTTGGCAAAATAGGACAAGGCGGCACTAGATTTAGACCTACCCCCGTTGATACACTTAACGTTGTGCATGGTTTTAAAGGTTTGGATGTTTTGTCTACCCCCGGATCGTCAGACGAGGTGTCAGTTGGTATTGCAATGATTGATTTGCCATTTATTCTATCAACATTATAACATAAATCATATTTTGGTCTAATTCCACAACCAAGTATAGGCATATGTATTGCTGGTAGTGTTGAATTGGCGGCATTAACATTTTGTGCAAAACACCAAAAAGTTCCTGTAGATACTACTAAAAATCCTGGAAGAGCTGATGTAAAACTATTATTCATAGCCAATGTAACATCTGCAGCATTATTGCCTGCTTGCCAACTCATTTCATAATTACCGTCAGGAAGAGCTACAAGCCAGCCTAATTCTATTACGGCACAATTTTTCAGCTTTTTAGTTGTCGCAGACGATTTTCCATGAATTGGTTGACTCTGACTACCACCAGAGAGATAACTTTCAGATGACATGATATCATTATCTATTACTGATAATGGATTTTCTATTCCTCCTCTTATTATAGCTTCTCCTGCAGTAATTTTATTATAAGTACCGTCTGGATGAGCAGTGTTATCCATTTGAACAACAGGATCATCCAGTGTCCACATAAGACGGGTGGTGGCGCCAGGTCGGGCATCCCAGGCTGGATGATACAAAGTACCGTTATAGCCAGAATCAATCTTACCTTTTTCAATAATAAAAGGTATAGTTGTTGCTGATGAAATAACCATAGTAGCATTTCCTCTACCTCTTGATATTCCATAAAAAGACATAGGTATTTCTACTGTAGCAATCCTCATATTTGTTACTTTTCTCATAACATTTGGCAATTGAACAGTAAAATCACTAGCATTTGTACTGTAATAATTTGGTCTAAATCTACTGTCCACATTCATACCAACCAATAATGTACGAATATTGATAGGATTTAACCAGCCTGGAGGAGTTTCATCAGTACCACCCATTCTACCATCAATAATTTTTGAGTTTTTTCCCTCTTTAGTATTTGGATTAGCTATTAATATATTGCTTCCAGATCCTTCAATTAATGGATTATATTTTTGAGCCCATGTGCCAGTTGTCTCATCTTGTTCAGTATTATCTGCAATAATCGCAAGTTTTTGTGATGCAGTATCAATAAACATTTCAATCTTATTTTTTAGTTCATTAGCTAAACCACTATGTTTATGAAGCTGATCAAGAAGTAATTTTTTCCCTTTAATAACATCGCTTCGCACGTAATTCTCCGATAGAGTAAATAATTTCTCCAGCTCTCTGTTTGAATACGTATCGATATTGAGATTCAAGTTATCCATAATATAATTATAATGTGATGATTTTTTAAGCAGTAGCACAGTAATTTAAACATATCTCATATTTCAATATATGGATACCGAAATTATCAAAGATGAAATGATTGATGCAAATTACATATCTTGTGATTGTAATGGTCAGATTAACATACACAAAACACTCAGAGATATTGCAGAAGTTTACGATATAAATCATACTACTATATCGAAAGCGTTTACAGCTTCAACAAATAAAAATATATGTTCTTGCAAGAGCAAAAGTTTTGGAATTATAGTAATTAGGAAACTCGACAGCATTTAAATATACCACTACTACTGTTAGTACAATCTCTAGATAGTAATCTTACAGTATCTTTACTTCCAGCAACTTTTACACCTGGAGAATCAATATTTTCTTTGATCACTTTGTAATATATTTCATCAATAAGAGCATTAAAGGCATTATCCACATTTAAATTACTTTTTGAACTTACCTCTTTATATATCCATCCAAATGTATCTGCCAAGTTTTGTGCTTCACGAATGGTGCTCATATCATGTCTTTTATCGATTTTATTTGCTAATAACATAACTGGCAATACAGTAGCACTATTTTGTAACTCTACCTTTTTTATCCATTGTTCTGCCTTTTTCAGCGATGAAGGGTTAGTTACATCAAAAACTGCTACAACACCACCTACACCTTTAAAATATGTAGTAACTATTGTTTCAAAATTATCTTGTCCAGCAGTATCCCATATATGACATTTTATTTTTTTACCTTCAATATCATGTCTTGATACTTTAAGATCTACTCCGATTGTAGGTGTATGAAAATCATCAATAATAGTTCTATCACTATAACGTGTTATAAAACTAGTTTTACCAACACCTGTTGCTCCAACTAATATAACTTTTACTACAAAATCCTCCATATATATGATAAAAATATATTAATGTATGTATTTTTATCATTTTAATAATTATTCTAGAAGTCCATTAGCTAGTGCCTTTTTTATGTGTTTACATTGTTCGCCTGGATTATGTTTGTGCCAAGGACATGTACAAGTAATTTCACCGTCATCATACTTTGTGACAGTATATTTGATATTGCGAGTACGCCAGTTCATACTCCTGATTTCGGTAGTTGCGACAATAGCCTTAGCGTCACTATCATCAGAGTCCGATCCACTACCGTTTTCATCCATGTCAACCTCCTCGGAAAATGATGCGTTGTCCAATAGCATAACACCCATTGCAGCGTAGTTATGAAGATCGATAAGTGTGTCGCGGAATGATTCATTCGATACAAGGCTAACGCCATTAGCGCTGATACTTTGTGCTCGTCGTATCTTGTCTCCAAGCCTAACCAAAACACCAACCACACCATAATCAGCAAATGCATCTCCATAATCTTTGTTTTTTTTGCAGAATAGTTTATAAGCTTCCTTTTGTACTTTACTTAGTTGTTCAGGACGGGTCATAGTAGTCATATGTATGTAATTGATTTAATGTGTAAGTTTTAAATCAATTTTTTAATTTAACGACCGCCACATGCACTACAGCCCCCCTTGGTTTTTTTAAGAACAGCCACATTCATAAAATTAGATTTGTTTCCAGGTTTGTTCCTATTAACAAATCCAACTGTATACAGAGAACTTTTTACAGGTAAAGTATTATCTTGTCTATGAATTTTTAATTCATTAGCCTTACCATTGTCAAAGCACATACTCATTTTTGTTGGCATTATAGTATTAGTAAATATTTTTATTTTCAATCGCACGCACCGCAGTTTTTTTTAATTACATAATCACGCCAATCTTTTCCTGGAGGCAATGTAGGTGAAACATTCCACATAGTTCTTACTATATTTTTTGGTAAATTATTTAAATCAGGAGTAGAGTTTTCAACTTTTTGTTTCTTTGCTGGCGATTCTTTGTTATCAAAAGTCATCTTTATTTTATCCGGCATTATATTTTTTATAATATTTTTTTTATGAACATTTTTTAACACAACTCTTAGATGTTACAATTCCCATAACAAATTGTTTATTGCCTGTTCGTGGCTGTGGAAGGGAATTATTTTTTATAGTTCGTATATTTCCAGCTTTTAGTCTTGCTAAATAACGAGCATAAGAATTATGTTTAATATCTACACCTTTTGCTTCAGGTCCTGCTGCGCCGCTTCCACCAGGTCTATGACCTGTTCTATTTCTAGGAACATATGCTGTTTCAATTCCTGGCACTGTACGATCGCTTGATTGATTCCAGTTTACTTTCCAAGTATTATTACTAGGATTATTTTTTATTCCACCTACAACGGATAAAGAGGCTAGATTCATTGTATATAATGAAGAATCAACGCGAGCAGCCTTCCATATTCGTCTTTGATCAGCATTTGTAGATCCTAATGGTTCGGTACAATTATCGTTTCCACAACCTTGACATTGATTTATAGAATAGAAAAACTTTCCACCATCACAATCACATGACGATCCTTTTGCAACTGGTAATTTTCCAGCTGGTGTGGTTTCTTCTACATAATAACTACCATATGACATTGTATATAATTATTAAATATTATATTATCTTACAAAATTGATACTGTTATAGATTTAAAAAAACAGGAAACAAACCACAAAATGCCAAAAGGGAAACCAAAATATTCATGTCCATGTTGTATGAGAAAATATGTTGTTAAAACTTACTTTGATAGACATGTTGCTGCATGCGAACTTGTACATCAAACAAAAAAAGAGCGCAAGCAAGATATTGAAGCACTAGCAGATACACCAGATCACAGACAATTGTATGAAATGGTTCTAGCATTGGCATCAAAAAATAAAGAGTTAGAAGAAAAGATAGCTACTCTTGAAAAGTGGGCTAACATTCGTAAGAAACGACTTCATGTAAAAGATTGGTTAGATGAAAATTATAAAGAAGTAGCTTCATTTGACGAAGTTGTAAATGAATTGAGAATCACAAAAGATCACTTTGAAATAATATGTGAATATGATTATGTTGAAGGCATTAGTATGATCTTAAAAGAATATCTTCCATTAGAAAATGAGGCAGATCTTCCTATAAAAGCTTTTGATCAAAAAGATAATGTACTATTTGTCAAGAAAAAAGATGGTTGGGAAACTATGAATCCAGATGAATTAAATCTAGTTATTACTGGAATTGCAAAAAAGATAATGGATCAATTTGTGCAATGGCAAGAAATTAATAAAGGGCGAACCGAACAAGACAAATATCAAGATCTTTATGTTGATCGTTTACAAAAAGTTCTCGGTAGTAATTTTAAAAAAGACCAGATCTTTACAAAGATAAGACGAAATATGTACAAACATCTTAAAATGAATCTAAAAAATGTAGTTCAATTTGAGTTTATGTTTTGAAAGTATTTGTTGGTAAAATTGAAACGATAGAAAACTTATTTTTGTTGCTCATCCAAACGATATAAACATGTCTTGCGAAAATTGCTCCATCTGTCTTGAAGCACTAACTGGTGATATTAGAACCCTCGCTTGTGGACACAAGTTTCATACAGCATGTATGAGTGAGTGGGAAAGTCGAAATAATAATTGTACATGTCCTAACTGCAGACAACATATTCCAAATACGTCATCCACACGTAGAAGGCGGCGGAGACATTCTGATACTAGGTGGCCCTCACCACCTGGAGGTTTAAATCTTGTCCCTCCGTGGATTATGCAGGCTCAGCATATAGAAAATGCTGGTTACATGGCAGCATCAGACTTAATGGATAACATAGAAGAACGGATAACACGCTCCATCCATAATATGGAGCAAGTACCGGACTTTGATACAAAAATATGTATTGCAATCACTATATTCCTTGTAATGGTTCTTGGTAGTATTGTAGGTATCACAATTGCAAATGATACTTGCATGTGTAAGTTTAATTGGCCTCAAGATGCAACCATGATTACTGTAGATGGATGGTTTGGCGGAACTACAACTTATCATCGTCCTCCTATGTGTACAAACTGGTGTTAACCATACATCATTCGCATTCTTGCATAATCTCCTCCTGCCATGCTCATCATATGTTTTACAGCTGCTTCTGATCCATTTTTTTCAAAAACATCTGCGGCTTTTTTGTTAGCGTCATCCATTGCATCGTATGCACCTGTGTCTTTTACAACCTTCTTTATAAATGCTTTATTATCACCATTTTTAACATCATCCCGCAGCTCTTTGCTGTTCAAAAGCTCTTCTAGTTCCTTTGTTGTAAGTGATTCTGATGTGTGCGTGTTATTCATCTCTGCATCTCGTTGATTGCTCATTGTTATTATGTGAGTACAATAAAAATATTTTTAAGTATTTCAATTTTCTCTTTATTTACCTATCATAAACTCTCTTTCATGAAAACTTTTACTTTTTTTACGACCTATTGTTTTTCTAGGAGGAGTTCGGCTGCGCTTTGGTTTTGAATACTTGTACTTGTCTTCCCGCCGCATACTACGTCTATCAGTATAAAGTCGTTGTGTTTGCGGATTAATTGGGCATATTACATTTGTTGTTACATTTATTACTGCATTTAACAAAACAACTATTATAAACATTGCACCCATTCCAACTAATGTTATAATAACTTCATTTTCAGCAGTTATGCTATGTGTTGCGCCTTTTAGAAGGTTTGTGTTTGACATGGTTATGAGTTAAAATATGTTTCAAGAGAGATTATTAATCAATTTTTCAAAAATTAGAAAATAAGTGACTTACGCCATTTATTTTCTGTTTTTTTATTTTTTGTTTTTAAAAGTACTTACCTTTGAACTCTTCGGGTGTCATTAATGTAATACCTAACTTTCTGG